TAGCGTATCTTGTCATAATACCTTTGATAGGTGTAAAGTTGAACGGATTGTACATTGTAGGTGTTAATTGTAGAGGTACATACGGTGCGTAAATGTAACCAGTATCAAGTAACGATGTTCCCTTGTGTCCAATCAAGATTTGGTTTGGTGGGAAGTAAGGGTCACGGTATACTTGGTAACGACCTGATAGAGTACCTACTCTCTCAATACCCATGTTGTACTGATCTTGCTCAGGAGATGCGTTAGATACGTGGAAGTATTCTAAATCATCAAAGATTGCTGAAACTTCAGAAGATACAACGATCCAGTTAGCCCCACCACGAAGAGTTGACTTGTGGATTTGTGCTGACAATTGGTTGATTGCTGTTATCAAAGTTTGATTCCAATCTTTTTGAGTGTAAGATGTAGTGATTTGAAGTCTTCTCCATCCGTTGTAATCCCAACGTAAGTTCCAAGCCGCTCCCTTTCTCAAGTCACGAAGAATTTCACGGTCAATCTCTGCTGCTACTTGTTCTGACAACAATGCTGTCAATTCAGCTTCAGCGTCGATGTTGTGGAATGCCGCAACGTCTTGAGCAAGTTCTGGAGACCATTGTGCTCTTAGTTTTCTTTCTGTAACAGATACAGTAACTGACTCAAGGTCAAAAGAAACCTCTCCGATTTCTTCTTCAAACTCAAGGTTTGCGTATCTTCTATAAGAAGCGATGAATGCGTTAGTACAAGGTTCTGTTGCTCCAGTTACGTTTTCAGAAATATCATAAACTGTAGTACCTGTATAACCATCAAGTGTTTCTGCACCACAGTCAGTACATGCTGGACAAGATAAATCAACTTCTAAATAAATACAACCTGCTTGGTCACATATGTTGTTATATGCCCCACCGTTACCAGTTGAAGGGAATTGAGTGTATTGTGTATTAGAAGTAGGTTGTACAATTCCTTTTCCATAAATTTGAGTAACAACTCTAAATAAAAGAGGAGCTGTGATTACTACTGGATCTTCACAACCAGCGTTAAAAGTTGCTGCTGATGTAATACAGTTTGTTGAAGCGGATAAAACATCTAAGTTTGCTACAATTCTTAAGTCAGATAAGAAAGTTTCAGTATCAACTTCACTTCCATCAGGACCGATAAGTTTTCCAACACCATCGTAATTAAATCCACAAAGTTTGATAATCACTTTACGAACTTCTTTACCGTTATACGCGTCAGCTGCAGCGTTCTCCAAATTACTACCATTCCATACTTGTACTACAGTTGGTGAGGTAACAGCCGTCCACTTACCTTTTGAATAATCGAACAATCCTGGAGGGTCTAATCCTGCTTCAGAACCTTCATAAAATAAATCATAAAGATTTTTAGCGTAAGGATAATTAGGTCCTCCAGTGTATCCTGGATAACCAGCACCAACACCGTCAGTTCCAGGGTTAGATGGTGAACCTACAGGTGCGTAGTGAACCGCTTCACCTGTTGTAATATCAGTTGAGTACCCTTGAATACGTGGTACAAAATAGAACAATTTACCGATAGGTAAGTTCATTGCTTGTACTGATACGATATCATTTGCCAACAATTTAGAGAATACACGTCTAACGATAGGGAAAACAACTGTTTCAAACGCTCCGTTAGAAGTCTCTGATGTAGCTTCGTTGATTAGGAAAGACGCTTGGTTTTCATACAACTGAGCGACGTTTTCTTTTAGATGACCTCTAAGTCCATCAAGGAACCCCAATCTGTCCCATTTGTTAATTGTATCTTCTTTGATAACCTTAAGGTGTTTAAGACCGATGTTACCAACAAGACCTGATTCTAATAATGCTCCCATTTTTTTATTTTTTTCTTTTTTTTATTTTATGTATAATATAAATATACGGTTTTATTGAAAAGTTTAGTTTAACTTATTCATTAAGTCTTTCATTCTCACAAATTGAGGGTTTTCATACGTTTTTGATTCAATCAAGTTTGTAGAGGATCCGTTACTTGGTGTTCTCATCACATTTCTATTGAATGACTCTGTAATCGTATTTTCTGACAACGTATTTGTTGCCAACTCATTTTTTAAAGATCTGTAAAGACTTTTTGATTCTTTCAAAGATTCTACATTATCAAATCTTCTTAGAATGTTTATTTTTTCTTGTTTAGTTGTAGAATGTTCTGTAAATAATCTTGTGGCGTAAGCCAAGTTAGAATTAAAAACAGCCACTTCGTTAAGTTTTGTTCTGAACAAATCCAACGCTTTTCTGTATTCTTCATTCTTTTCTCTTAGAGTTTCCACTTCTTCGATGTTCTCAAATGTAAGGTTTCTATTTGGAGTGATTCCTTTTCTATGTCCTCTTCCTGATTTTGAACCATTACCATATGTACGAGAAGCTTCTTTGGTTTCTGATTTTTTTCCTCCTTTGATTTTGTTAACAATTTTCATAACTATTTCTGAGTTAGGATCTTCGTTACTGTAATCAAATTTGGCTTTACCAGATTTTCCATGACGTTTTTGACCTTCTTTCATTTTGGGGTTGAATCCGGCTTGATTTGGTTTTTTGTTATACTTGAATCCTTTTGACTCCCCAAAAATTTGGTCAGTTTCGTCACGAATGTCATCCCAACTTTCTCCTTCGTAAGTCATATCACCTTCAAGATACATTTCGTCAAGTTCATTTTCGAATTCCATCATATAATCTCCTTCACCTAAACCTTCGTCACCCATTTCTGACTCGTCTTCGAATTCCATCATATAATCTCCTTCACCTAAACCTTCGTCACCCATAGTGTCAACTTCTAGTTCATAAAGAATTTCATCTTCATCTTCCATGTCGAACTCATCATATCCACCCATGTCTTCTCCTTCCATGTCGAACTCATCATATCCACCCATGTCTTCGCCTTCCATGTCGAACTCATCATATCCACCCATGTCTTCGCCTTCCATGTCGAACTCATCATATCCACCCATGTCGAACTCATCATATCCACCCATGTCTTCATCTCCTACTTCTAATTCATAAATTGTATCTGAATTCATAAGTTCTTGTTGTTCATTTATTTTTATGAGGTACTCTGTGTCGTTTTCTGAGTCTTTTAAATTAAAAAAGTCACCCATTTTCTCAATGGAAACTTTATCATTTGCACCCATTTTTGAAAAAACTAATGCAACCTCATCGTCACTAGCCCCTCTTAAATCAATCGTTTCTTCGTCTTCAGTTTCATCATCCATAGCCATTTCATCATCCATAGCCATTTCATCATCAACATCAACGTCGGCGTCTTCATCGTCCATTGCTTCATCGTCAGCTGGTTCTTCTACGTCAAAAGTTTCTTCATCTTCAACGTCTTCTACTTCGCCTTCAGGTTCTACAACCTCTTCTTCATCGTCTACTTCAACCTCGTCTTGTTCTTTCAGAGATTCTTTTACTAGTGAATTGATTTCTTGTCTCATTGTTGAGGCAAGTATTCCTTTTGCATTTTCTTTAAGAGCGTCCTCCAAATTTTTCATTTGTATTACCGCCTCTTCCAAAACATTGTTTTTACTCATTAATTGAATTGTTTTCAATATAAATATAATGGAGAATAAAAAAAGTTAGTTTTGAGTAAAATAAAAAAGGGATAAACAATAGTTCATCCCTTTTTTTTAAAAATTATTTATTTTAATTTATTCAATTACCTCATCAATTTTAGATTCGGTGATAGAGGTAATTCTCCAATCCATTGAATAGTTTTCATAAACTTTAGTTACTTTTGCTTCTACATCTGTAGGAGTATATCCCAAAACTAACTTTTCCTCTTTTTGTTTTTTTACTTTACCTGATTCTGTATCTAATAGGTCTGAAGTAATTTTTGCTACAAAATATTTTTCTCCTTGTTCCATAAATTTTTTATTTATCCAAATAATCGGATAATCGTTTCATTAAGTCAAGTGATTTGTTTCCTGTTTCTCCGATATTTCTTTCTACTGACATTTTCTTTTCTTCATCCAAGTTTTCTTCATACTTAAATCTATCATCCTTATTTAAAAATAAGTAAGCGCCTGGTGTAGATGGAGAAGATACTAAATCAAAACAAATTAATTCAAAGTCGTCCTGAACTTCATTTTGTTCACCAACTTTCTTAAGTGACCCCACTCCACGAGATGAAATTCCTAAAGTAACCCCTTGTCTTAAATAATTTGCGGCTAAGTCTCCTTTTGTAGAACACACTCCACTTTCATGAAAACCAGGACTTGTTAACAATTTTAACTTACCCAAAAGAACAGGACCATCCCACCAAACTTCGGTTATAATATGCGAAACTCTATCTAAATCTATAAGGGAAGATTCAGGGTGATTAAGTTCTGAAAGGGAAGTTCCTTTCTCTATCATTTTTTTATAATTTTCCGCTTCTCTTTTTAATATTTTTTCAGGATATATTCTTCCATTTCTGTTTGGGGTATTGTACTTTTGTAATACAGCATAAAATTCAAATGGTTTAGAGTGGTCAAGAAAATTTTTATTTTCCATTATATAGGAATTGTTTTTTGTTTTTGGATCTATAAACCCAGCATCATACTCAATTAAAATTCCTTTACCAATTTCGTTTGGTCCTAATATTTTCATGTTAAAAGTTTTTTAATAAATATTAAACCTTTTCAGTTTTTACTTTTATTAGTTTTGAATTTCCATTTTTGGTGAGATAAAAATTAAAATATTCGTTTTTATTCAGTACATCATAGTAAATGTTTTTAACTAAAGACTTTAATGAATTCTTTAATATTACAGATTTAAAATCAATTTCTTTTAACATATATAAGTTAATTTCTAAATTCAGGAAAGATTTTTTATTTATCTGTAATCCACTTGTTCTAAGGTCTAAATCCACAATAAATTTATCCTCAAATAGTTTTTTGTCGACGTTATTGAACACTGAATGCTTTATTTGCCGATTCATATTTAATACAACTCTAGACCAATTTTCGACTTCTTTTTTTGGTTCGACCCATGTTTGTAAATTTAAGTAGAGTGATTTAAACTCTTTACTGTCTACGGTTCCATACGTTATTTTTGAAGACTTGAACCCTATAATCTTTGCCGTTTTCCCTTTTTTCATAAATTTTTTTCATACAAAAGATGTTTATTTTTTGTAAGTTTACATATTTTTGTGATATGTATCAATATAGTAAAAAATAAATCCAAATATGCTTATAGTAGAAATAAAGAGAGGTGACTTAGAAAAAGGTCTTAAAGATTTAAAAAGTAAGGTAATTAAAACAAGACAAAACAGCATACTTAATAATCTTAAAGAATATAAAAAAAAATCTGTCGTTAAAAGACAGATTTTAAATAAAGCTAAGTATGTAGAAAAAAAGTTTAAAAAGTCTTAAATATTTTCATTTAAAGATTTTAATTTAACGTAATTCAACTTATTGTATTTTTCAGATTGTATTTTAGTGATGGTCTCATTAATCGTATTAATCACATCATTATCAGATTCTTGACTTTTCATATTTTCAAGTCTTTTTAATGTTGTTTCTTTTATTGCTTCAAATTTAATCTCTAATTTTTTGTCGTCTTCTTTTATTAGAGTTTTAAGTTCTTTTTGTTCAGATTCACTTAAAGAATTAATATAGTCATTAATTGTTTTATTTGCAACATTAACCATATTTTTTATCGGTAGAATTTTTTTTACCCCTTGTATTGTGTCGGATTCGTTAGATTTAATACCTTCCAAAATTATCTTTTTACTTTTAATCTTGTTTTCTAACTGAAGTATGTCACTTGAAAATAGGTTATCAATATCTTCGTATTTGTTTTTGGTTTTTATATTAGAAACCCAAACACGAATTTCATCTAAAGTTTTTTTATTAATTTTGTTAATGGTATTTTCATAGATATTAATAGATTCGTTTAGATATTGATTTGCAACATCTTCATTTAATCCTTTTTTCTTAGAAAGTTCATCATACATAAGATATAATTTACTTATGTTTTTATTTTTTGTAACCATCTCATTAAAAATGAATAATGCATCATTGAATGTCCCGTTCTGATATGATTCAGTTAGATATTCTTCTATTTTAGATTTTAAAAGTCCAAATTTCATAATTTATTTTTTAATATAAATATCAACTATTAAGCAATTTATCTAATTCATCTTCCATTGTCCCTAAAGAATTATTTGCTTTAGATAAGTCCAAGTATTCATCACCAAATAAATCATCGGATTCTAACAATAAATTTAAATTGTTTTTCTTAAAACTTTCAGGAATTGGTGGGCCTCCTCCCGACTCTCCTCCTGGCGGTGGAGGTGGTGGTCCTCCCATATCTCCTCCTGGTGGAGGTGGTGGTGCTCCTGCCTCTCCTCCCGCAGCCGCTCCAGCACTTTGAGTTCCTCCTGTTTGTGTTTTATAAAGTTTATCCACAGTATCAAAGAAACCTGTATGTGTAATAATGGTTGCGGTGTTCGCTAACTCAGCAGATACAGCCCTCTCGAGCCTAATTTGATTTAATTCAAGTTTAATTTCTTCGTCAGAGAATCCGAAAATGTGTTTCTTAGCCCATGTTGCGGATGTCGGTTGTAATGAATTAGGTATTTCCGTTACTAAATCTTTATAAAGTAATACCCTTTCCTTCCAAACCTCAATCATTAATAAATCAGCCTGTTTTGATGGATTCGTTAAACCTAATGTGAAGTTTTGTAATTCATCCTCAAAACCTAATAAAAATAAATGTATTATTGCAATTTTATTTAATTCTGCAATTACACTTTTTTGTATCTTATGAATAGTCCTTGCAAATCTAATGTCAAGTAATGAAAGATTTTTACCATCACCAACAGGTTCTTCAAACCCCAAATAAGCCTTAGGTATTCTTAAAGCGGTTAATAATTTCTTTTGAATATATTCGATATCTGCAATTTCTGAAAGGTTCGCCGCACCCGCTAAGGTCTCAATAGGCATTGTTTGTGCTGCGTCTCTAACAGGTATAAAGTAATCTTGATCTACCGCCATTTGATTAAATCTTAAATCAACATTACCTGATTTTGAATCGACAACTTGGTCTCTTTTAAATTTGTTTGCTACCCTTTGTACGTAAGCCTCAACATCCTTATCGTCCATGTTCCCAACATAAACCTTGAATACGCGTCTTTCAGGGGCTCTTGATGTCCTATATATTAACATCGCATCTTCCGCTAATACCAATTGTTTCCAAATACGTCTTGCCTTTTCTAACATAGATGTTCCGTATGGTAATTTTCTATCGTCACCTAATAATCTAAAGTGAGCAATCTCCCAAGTATTGAATTCAGAGTCTTTATTTTTCCAAGTAAATCTTAGATTTTTTTCTTTCATTGATGGAGTGGTATTAGTTGACCTTGTCTCCATACCTCTTTCTAACCTTTCTATTTCAATGTTTGGTAATTGTAAACAACCCACAACTCCCTTTTCTGGGTCTAATTTTAGATACACAAAATTATCACCATACTTACACATATTTCTAACCCACATTTGTAAGTTAGTGTTTACGTCTAAATTATTATTAAACAAATCTACAAGAATACTTTTTATTCTTTTTGATTCAGAATATATTTGTAAAATATAACCATCTTGATTAGGTGTTGTTGACTCTTCGGCATATATGTCAAGTGCCGTTGATATCTCTGGTGTGTATTCCATAGATTCATAATCATAGAATGCAGAAATTCTATTTGGTTCATAATAAACCGCCTGACTATAAAGGTTATTTTCAATCTTTTTCCAATTGTCATTAAGAAAAAGAGTTTGTTGCATTTCTAATTTACCCTTTTCATATTCTGCTTTACTTTGAGTTCTTAAAATTTCTTTTTTGTCAAACTTATAAGTAGGGTCATCCATACCTAGCAAAGAGTTAGGACCAAAAGTTTTGGATAATCTTTGCCAAACCGTTAAATTTTTATTTTCTTCCATATTTTTTATATCATTTTAAAAATAGATATATTAATAATTATGTATATCTTTAATTAATTTTTTTATCTACCACCCCCAAATAACCATCCGTATTTGATATAATCATCTTTTGTTGCATTATTTATTTCTCTACCATAATAATCTTTCTTTATGTTTAGATTAGGTAAAACCGGATTGAAGTGTGCTTCTTTGGCAACAGAGTCATTGTTTGATACTGTCCACGACTCTAACATAACCTTTGCTTGTTGGGTCGCCTTCTCCAATTTTGAAAAACAGAATTCTCCGACATAAATCGACATTGATATTGCCATTATAAGGTCATCATGTTGTCCTTTTTGGTGGTCAGGTCTACCATTTATATAAACAAAAGTGTTCATTTCATTATATAATCTAACACTTTTAATTTTAAATTTATGTCTTACCGATTCCTCAAACGCCGCGACTATTTGAACTCTTTTATTATTAAAATTAATTCCAGGAATTTTATCGGCAACTTTTGTTGTGTTTGTCCAAACATTTGTTGTGTCAACACCATCCACATATAAATTTTTATATCCTAGTTCTTGTAATTTTCTAACGGTAGTAATTCCCATACCTCCTGTAATATCGACTACAACAAATGCTGAATACATATTAGCCCACTTGAAGGCTATTTCTGCTAATGCGTCTGGAGGAATTTTACCGACATATTCAAATACCTGTTCCCTATCATCAAAATCAATAATCTGAATTGAACTAAAGTCTTCACTGTCTCCACGAGATACATCAATCCCCATTATATATCTATGACCCTCGCTTGGTTCTTTCCACATCCATAATGAGTTACCCATAAGTTTCCCTTCAGGATCCTTTAATGTTTTTGTTTTAATATAATCTAATTGTTTATTATCAAATACATTGTCACCTGAACCTAAAAATTCACAATTTAATTCCTGATTAATTTTTCGTTTGTCGTACTTTAATTTTTTTACCATTCTTTCATACCATGTAGAACATGGTTGATACCCCTCATCAAAATATTTCATAATTTCAGGATACTTTCTTTCGTATGGATTAATGTGACCAAAAGAAATGTGTTTTGATTCGTCTTGTTCATCTTTGTTTAATAAATAATGAACTAAATCGTCCGTAGGTACTAAATATAAATCACTAGAATATCTAGGGTCTCTCCACCAAAACATCTCAGATATTTTAAAGTTATTCATCCCTTTTGTTGCTTGATTATATATTTCGTAATATATAGGGTCGTATCCGTTTGGTGTTGATACCACAATTACTTTACCTCCCGTAGATAGAGACGCCATACAAGCAGCCCAAAAATCACCATCAGCCTCAATAAACGCAGCTTCGTCAAAAACAAGTATTGTAGGTGTAAAACCACGTAATGCATCTTTAGATGTTGCAACTGCCTTTACTTCACTACCATTTGTTAGTTTATAATGTTTTTGTGAATTTTTATCAGCTGAAAATCCCGCACCAACCCAAGAAGGCCATTGGTCAACAAAGGACCTAATTTTATTTGCCATCTCCATTGATGTATCAAGTTTGTTAGCAATAATTAGAATTTTTTCAGGTTGATTCTTTTTTGCAAACACTAATCTTTTAGATACCCAAGCCGCGGTAACCGTTGATACGCCAGCCTGTCTATATTTTAAAGCGATGTTTTCCTCATAATCTTCATAATCTTTAAGTAATGAAACTTGGTCAGGAAATAATTGTAAGGGTACATATTTTGAAACTGTGTTATCGTAAGTTTGTAAATACGTTTTTAAAGCATATTCAGTATCCTTCATACACCTGACGTACTCTAACATTACCTGTTCTTTTGTTAAACCCATAAAATTCTTTTTATATAAATACTAAAAACCCCCTGAATTTTCAGAGGGTTTGTAAGTATGTTAATTATTATTAGTAGTAAGATTCATCTTCATCCTCTTCATAATCGTAATCATCAGAAGAGTAAACTTGTCTATATTGTTCTTTTGCTTGTTGTAGTATCTCTTCAAATCTTCTACTTGCTTTTTGATTCTCTTTTTCATTATCAGAAACAACATCACCAACAAGTTCTAAAAATTGTTTTGCAGGTAAACCATAAATAATTCTATCAAAATAAGGAATATATTTTTTACTTTCAGGTTCCATAGTTAATTCATCAGGTACTAACGTTCTCATTTTTCTAACCAATTCAGCACCAACTCTAAAATTCATTGGTTCATTTTTCATGGTATCCGTTTGACCCATAACATCCATAGCCATTGACGGGTCCATTCCTCTCCATTGTTCTCTTGACGGTACTATTGAAAATGCCTTAAACAATTCATGTAAAAATACTGGAAATATTAACCCGTTAGCAAAGTAAGTGTCATTTGGTTCTGATTCTTCACCTCCTTCATCTTCATCATCCTCATCACTATCCATTTTACCCGCTGAACCCGCTGCGTTACCACCCAACATTTCAATAAACTGTTCGTCAGTAAAATACATCAAATCGTTTGCCCCCATAATTTTATTGTACAGAGGATATAAACGAGGGTCAATCTCATCCAATCTATTTTTGACCATTTGATATGAAAATTGACCTCTTTTACCTTTCCCTTGTATCAAGGCATTAATTACGTTTCTTTTTTCTATTTCCAATTCTCTTTGTTCATCTGGTGTTAACTCATCAATATCAAAAGAAAAATTAGGGGGTAACTCCAATTTCTTTTTTTGTTCAGCCTTCATTCTAAACTCATTAGGACTTATTCGTTTTTCACCTAAAAAAGTTAAAAGATTGATAAAATCAAATTCATACATAGTACCACCATCTCTATGTCTTTTTTTAGTAACAGTACCGTCTTCTATAGCTTGTTTTATAGTTTTATTGTACGATAACCAACCTTCTTCTTTAGCCGCAAGTTCTACACCTAAATCTCTTAATTGTTCTCTATATTGTGGTTCTAAACTCATGACAGTAGCAATAGCACGTTGTTGCTCTTGATAAATGGACATTCTAACCATATCATCACTTACGTTTCTTTCTGTACCATAATACCTTTTAACATAATCAACAATTTCTTTGAATCGTTTTTCTGTCATCCTTTCAACATCCCTTACACCGCCTCTAAACGCTCTGTTTTTTGCGTATATCCCTTCAGGATCCTCAATCCTTTGTTGAGTTAATGGGTGCATTCTTTCTGGATAGTCACCATACTCGATTGGGGCTTCTTTTAATACTTTTTTAATTAATCTATCTAAATTAGAATTTCCCATTTAGTTTTATTTAAGTGCTAAATTTAATGCCGATATAAAATCGTCTTTCATTTTATCTATATCCGCTTTTGGTTTTTCTTTTACACCAGGATTTGGATCTTTAAAAGGATTTTTTCTTGTTGGTGTTTTTGTTTTTTCTCTTTCTTTAGTTCTTTCTTTTTCTTTTGTGTTCGCCTTTGGTTTTTCTTTTACACCAGGGTTTGGGTCTTTAAACGGATTTTCTCTTTTTCTTTCTTTTGTTCCAGGTTTGGTTTTTGTTCTTTCCTTTTCTTTTGTGTCTTCTCCCAAAGAAAAGTTTTTTCCAATAGGTCTTTTCATAGTTTTCATCTCAATTCCTGATTCCTCTGAAAACATAGACATTTTTTTTGGGTTTTTCAAAAACACAGACTCACTTTTTTTTACTCTTTCATTAATTGAATTAAGTAAATCACCTTTGGTTATAACAGGGTTTATATATTCATCAAGCATATTGACAATTCTATCCTCTAAAAATCTTTCTAAATTTTCATTAGTTTTCTTTTTTGTTCTTTTTACTGTTTTTTTTGGGTATTTTTTTTCTGGCATTGTTTTGTACTGTTTTTTAGAAGTACTTTTAGAGAATTCATTAGCCATATCACACCATTTCTTTTTTGTTTTTCCTGTACTATTTTTACATTTTGCCCAAAATAAACCTTGTTGAGCTTTAGACTCAAATTTTTCATTTAAATCAGACTCAAACATCCCCATTCCGTCTTCAGTTGCGTCAGGGTCATTTACCACATTAATCGTTTCATCTTCCATCATTTCTAAAGACTCAGCTTGAGTAACTTTAATATTCCCACCTTCAATAGAAACCAAAGTTCTTTTTTTAGGGTCAGCGGGAGGAGGAACTGCTAAACCTTTACCTGCACTTGCAACAGGTGCGGTATAAGTCGTTTCTTGACTTACATTTTTTGTCCATTGTTCTTTATTCTCTTTTTTCTTAGAAAATTTTTCAGATAATACTTTTATTTGATTATCCGTTAAGGTACCTATTGTGTTAATGGTCATACCATTTTCTAACAAAATTAAAATATGATTTTTAGTTCTCATAAACTACTTTTTTTTCAAATTCTAAAACGATATCACGTTCATATAATTTATTTTTAACCGTTTCTTCGGTTTCTCCAAATCTGAAGACCAGTCTTTTAATTAAAGAAAAATCCAAATTTTCGTTTTCACTTTCCCATCCCAATGAAATTACATCATCCATTGAATCTAACATTGAAAAAATTTCTGAATCTTGAATTAATTCCAACGTAATTTCACTACTTTTTAATGTTCCTACTTTTGTTATATATTCAGTATCAGGAGGAGATGGATAACCATTTGATGGTTTTGACTCCCAACTATCTCCCCAAACTTCTAAAGTGTCTGAAAAAATAAATTCATATATGTTTTCACCTTTATAGTTTGGTCCTAATTTGTTTATATAAACTAAATGTCTCACAATACAAATCTTCCGTTTGGAGAGATTTTATGTTCTTCTAAACCAATTCTGAAAACTAAATTATTTTTATTTGTTGACCCCCAAAGAACCGCTTCTGGATTTTCTCTCAAAAATTTCATAGCTGATTTTTCTTGACTAAAGGTTTTAGACAACCTTTGAATTTCCGATCTGTTTATTGAATAATTTTCTTCTAATAACATTCGATTCTTTCTTTGTTTGTTTTTGAGTTGTCTTTCTTCGTTTTCATTAATCACAAAATAATTTTTGATTATATTATCCACTTTTGATTCATTAAACATTTCGGATCTCATTGGGCTAACTCTCATTCTATTTTTATTTCTGTAACCATACTCCTTCATTTCACCACCTTCTGGCTCCATTGGTGGAGGAGTTTCCATTCCCATTTCTTCACCACCTTCAGGTTCTTCCATGTCAGGTTCTTCCATGTCCATTTCTTCACCACTTTCTTCTTCCTCTTCACCCTCTAAACGGTCAATAATTTCTTCCACATCCTCATCAGATAATACATCAACATCCAAAGAAGAGATTATTGAATTTAAAATGTATTTTGTATCATCAGAATCCAACTCTTCATCACTTAAATATTTTCTAATTTTTTGTGCTAATTTACCTGTTAATTTTTGTATCATTTTAAACGAGACTCCACCTTTATCTTCAGACTCTCCTTCTGGTTCTTCCATGTCAGGTTCTTCCATGTCCATTTCTTCACCGCCCATGTCAGGTGATTCCATACCAGGTTCTTCACCTCCCATTTCAGGACCTCCCATTCCCATATCAGGAGATTCTGAACCACCCATATCAGGTGATTCCATACCTGCTGTATCAGTTGGCATTCCTCCTGTTTCACCTCCAGCTGGTGCCGGTGATGGTTCAGGACTAGGTTCGGGTAATGTTGGTGCTTCCGTTGGTGCAACATCAGCCTTTGGTTTTGGCACCTTTAATTTAAATTTTTTTTGTTCAGTAAAAAGATTTGTACCTTCTTCGTTACCGTATAAGGAATTAAAATCTTTCGCCATTAAATTTAATTTTTTAAGTGCTTCTGAATAAGACCTATAATATCTCCTATTTTTCATAGGTTCAATATAGTCTGAGAAAGATTCTGTTATATTTCTTTTAATTATATAACCTTGTCTTTCTTTAACTATTTCATATGAATTACCATCAGATAATGATAATCTATACTCTGTAGATTCGAGTTTTATATCGTTATTTGGTAGTTGGTGATTATATTTGGCAATTTCCATAATTCTACGGATTTTGTCCATACCACCCAATTTTTCACTTCCAACAGGCTTAAGTCCTCCCATATTATTTTTTCTTTAGAATAAATTATTTTTTCTTAATAAATATATCTTAAGTTAAGATTATTTCCTTTTATTATAAATTAATGATTCATCGACAATTTATTGTCTATTATTTTTGATGTTTCGTCATGAAGTTTTTGAATATATCCATTTCTTCTAAGAATTTTAAACACTAAATTTTCTGTAGAATATTCACCTCCTTTTTCTAAACCGCAAGTTCTATATTTTTTAAGTTTTTTCTTATATTTATCAACCATTTCTTTAGCGGTTTTCACATTTGTGTCCTCAATAGTTTCTAATAAATCATCAATAATGTTCATCCATTGTTTTGATTTTTCCTTTATTAGATTTTTATCAATATTTACCTTTTCTTTTTCAGGTTCATTTGCCCACTCGTCAAAAAGTATTGAATAAACCCCACTACTAAAATGAGTTTCAGTCTCATTTTGAACATATAATTCGACCTCATACCCTTTTAATTTTATATCGTGTTTTTGATTATAAATTAATTTTTTAAGGTTAAATATTTTTTCGTAAAGTTCTTTCTGTATATCAGGGTATTGCTCAAAGTTTGCAACAATATGCAAATCAAAGTCAGAATATTTAGACCAATTATAATTTGCAAGTGATCCTGTTAAAATAATATCAGTTATTACTAAGTCCACATCTAAGAATTCAATAAACTCGTAAGAGATATCTAATAACCTATCTCTTATTTCTCTTTTTAGTTTTGGATTTTTTCCCTTTTCCCAAACTTGACTATTTAATGATTCTTGGGGAATAAAACTATTTAGTATATCATTTTCCATTATTAATAAATATAATGGTCGGATGATTAACTCAATTTTCTATATTTATAATTTTTTGATATCTTGGTGTTAAAGAATTTTCCTTGTGATTCAGACATTCTGAATTGAGTATATACTTGGTGTGGCACATCTTCATATTCATATTTTACATTATTTTTAAATTCAGCAACCAATTTTTTTGTTTCAGTATCGTACTCTGTTTTCACTAAATTACTTGATTGTATTTCATTTAAAATTTTCGTACCTACTATTTCTTCTTTTATAATTCCCATATAAATAAAATATTATATAAAATAAAAAAGTCCACATAAGTGGACTTTTTTTTATTTAAGAGAATTTATTTTATCTCTAATTTCTATAGCCTTCTCAAAATTTTGAGATTCTACACAAGATTTTAGTTCCTCATTTAGTTTGGAGAGTTGTTCTTTGTTTTTTTTCAATTTTTTAATCTTATCTCGGTACTTTACAGCATCCTCAAAATTTTGAGATTCTACACACTCATCTAATTTTTGTTTTAAAAGATATATTTCATCGGTTTCAGTTAAATTATTTCCTTTATTAGTTACATAACTAAAGGTAATTGAACCGTCCTTTGATTGATAAACCTTTTTTTCCCAACCCGAATTAGAAGTAAAAAATTTGTTCATACCAAAAATTTCATCAAAAAACTTGTCAAAGTGATCATTAAACATTTTAAATTATTTTTTAAGTTTATTTTTTGTCCTCATATACTAAAGACGTGCCAAAATCAAAATACTGACAAAATGTCATGTTTTTTTTATCCGTGTCATATTGACAAAATATTGACTACATTATTACTTATAATTAAAATTGTAATAAAAAGATTATGATTGAATTTATTGACGATAGTAACGATAAAAACAAAAAGAAAAAAGATAGTACTACACCTGTCTTAGATAATTTTAGTAAAGATTTAATAAAATTAGCAGAAGAAGGTAAGTTAGACCCTGTTATTGGTAGAGAAAAAGAAATTTTGAGAATCGCTCAAATATTATCCAGAAGAAAGAAAAATAATCCTATTATAATTGGTGAGCCAGGTGCGGGTAAAACGGCAATTGTTGAGGGATTAGCGATGATGATTCATAGAGGTGAGTGTCCCAAAAATCTATTAGACAAAAAAATCGTTTCTTTAGAAATGAATTCGATTGTTGCGGGAACAAAATATAGAGGTCAGTTTGAAGAAAGAATGAAAGTTATTATAGAAGAACTTCAAACCAATCAAAATATTATTCTTTTTATAGATGAGATTCATACAATAGTGGGGGCTGGTAATAGTTCAGGTTCATTAGATGCTTCAAATATATTTAAACCAGCACTTTCAAGAGGAGAAATCCAATGTATTGGAGCAACAACACTTGATGAATACAGGAAACATTTTGAGAAAGACGGTGCTTTAGAAAGAAGATTTCAAAAAGTAATTATTGACCCATCTACAAAAGAAGAAACATTTGAAATTTTAAAACAGAGTAAATCAAAGTACGAAGATCACCACAAAGTAAATTACACAGATGAGTCTTTATGGTTGTGTGTGGAACTTGCAGATAGATACATTACAGATAGGGAGTTTCCTGATAAAGCATTTGATATATTAGATGAGGTCGGATCGAGAATGCAAATTGACATTAAACTACCAGAATCAATAGAGTTGTTAAAAATTGAAGCACAGAATATCAAAAAAGAAAAGGTCGATGTAATTAAAAAACAGAATTACGAACAAGCAGCAGAATTGAGAGATAGAGAAAGAAATATTCTTTTGAAATTAGATACGGAGAAGAAAAGGTTTGAGGAGGAATTACAAAATAGTAAAAGGGGTATTCCTGAAGATTTGATTTATGAAGTAGTTTCTAATATGACTAAAATTCCTGTTAATAAAATTAACTTAGATGAAAAAAATTCATTGGTTAACCTTGAGTCTACACTAAATTCTTACGTTATTGGTCAATCTGAGGCAGTATCTAAAATTTCTAAATCAATTAGAAGAAATAGAGTGGGTATTAAAGATCCTAATAGACCAATCGGTTCATTTATCTTTTTGGGTTCAACAGGGGTAGGTAAGACATTTTTGGCTAAAAAATTAGCGAAAGAAATTTTTGGTAATGAGGATAGTTTGATTAGAGTAGATATGTCCGAATATCAAGAAAAACACACAATTTCAAGACTGATTGGATCACCTCCAGGATATGTTGGTCATGATGAAGGAGGTCAACTTACGGAACAGGTAAAAAACAAACCATACTCTGTTATTTTATTTGATGAAATTGAAAAGGCTAATAAGGATATATTTTCAGCATTACTTCAAATGTTAGATGATGGTCATATGACGGATAGTTTAGGGAGAAAAATTAATTTCAAAAATTGTTTAATTATTATGACATCAAATATTGGAGTTAAGAAACTTATGGATTTTGGTACTGGCGTAGGATTTAGAACAAATAATAGTGAAGTAGTTCAAGAAGAATACAAAAGAGATGTTTTGAAAAAAGAATTAAGTAAATTTTTCTCACCTGAATTCTTGAATAGAATTGATGATGTTGTGGTCTTTAATTCCTTAAAGAAGGATGATGTTGATAAAATTGTTAAATTGGAAATTGAAATTTTAATGAAGAGATTAAGAAATATGAAATATAACATTTCTTTTCATAACTCCGTAACCGAATTTATTTCCAAAGTCGGATTTGATGACCAATATGGTGCTCGACCAATTAAAAGAGCAATTCAAGACAAAATAGAAGATTTAATTTCTGAAAAAATTCTTTTAAATGAAATTGATGAATCAGGTGAATATATTTTAGATGTTACCGGTAAGGATAATGAAGAAATGATAACATTGTCACCTAAAATTGTGGAAGAAAAGAAAAAACGTGGAAGAAAGAAAAAGGAGGATTAAACCTCCTTTTTTTAATGTTTTGAATAACCTAACTCCTCAATCATGAGATTACCTACCTTTATTCCATTGTATACGTCATCAACCACAACATACTCATTTGAAGTGTGATATCTATAGTACCCGATAGAAATATTAAAACAAGAAAGTTGAAACTTTTGATTTAACGGGTATATGTCAGTGTATGGGTGTTTATGATACTTTGTGTCGTTTGGAAAATTTTCTGTTATAAGTTTAGACCCAACCTCAAAAAACTTACTGTCTCGTTTGAACATTGGCTTCCCCATCAAGTACTCAGAAATCATATTGTTTTCAGGAGCGTCAAATTGTATACAATAACCTACGTTCTCAAAGAATTCAGGGTCAGAGTTAAACGAACCTTTACAACCAACTTCTTCAGCAACAAAAAAAGCTGCTTTCAGGTTCGGTAATTCTTTTAATAATTCCAAACAAGCAAAAACACCACATTTATCATCACCACCAATACCTGTTGGATTTCCGTCATTATTATATGCCTTTAGAGATAGTTTTACATTACCTTGAGCATCTGGTAACATTTCCTCAACAACATTTATTGAATCGATTGTATGGACGGTATCTGTGTGAGAGACAACACACGGAAAATAATCAACGTCATCAGTTTTTTTTGTTGCATAGATATTATAAAAATCATCTACATAGAAAGGAATATTATTATCATCAAGCCATGTTGTGATAAAATCAATCATCAAATCTTCTTGATAACTTTTTGTTGGTATAGATAATACCTCTTTTAATAAACCATAGTTTCTTTCCATATAACAAATATATGGATTAAATTTGAATTACAAAAGTTTTCTTAGTATTTTTCTAACCTGTTCAAATAATTCAGGGTGATATAGTTGGGTATATAAATCCTCTAAATTAGTGACACTTCTTTTTTGTGAATCTCCTCCTGGTTTTTTCATAGTGAAAACCAACCGATTAGTTATTATATCAATATCAGTAAATTTTACCTCAACTTTTTTTTCGGGAATATTAATCCACCTATCAAATCCACCCAATTTATAAACATAATCTGATAACTTTTTATACTCATCTAAATCTTCGTAACTATCATAATCTTCTTGTATTTTATCAAGTAAACTATTAAGATTATTATTTACAGTTTGTTGCCAACCCTCCTTATCAAAATCATTACACCAAACATTATATTCTAACTCATACCAATCACCAGGATTTGTGTTGTTATATTTTTTATATAATATCGAAAGAAGACCTTTTAAATCTTCATCCTGTGATTTTAATGCTCTATACCAATGAAGTAAAACACCAACGGTAGTCCTAAAAGTCCTACCATGACGAACTTCAAAAATACCAACTTTGTCTAAAGGTCTTGTAGTTTCTTTCGTTAATGTATTAACAACAGCTCTTTTTCTACATTCTTCTTCTTTTACCGCATAGTCATAAATTATTTCATTAACATATCTATCATATTCTCTATGATTATGTAGATATTTTGAAATCTTAGAATCATCCGTTTCATCCAAACGTAGAGTTGGGTTTATATACCTTAAAATTTCAGAAAGAAGTTGTTTGTTTTCTTCGTTAAATTCACCTAATAAATAACCGTCATCCCAACTATCTCTTGCGGAATAATCATCAACATCGTAACCATAATAATTACCCATAAATCTGCTCCAAACATAGTAATCGTCTTCATTTTCAATACCTAACATATTTAAAAAATCTTCTTCATTGTCAAAAGTAAGAATTACTTCTGTTGATTGAGGATTTTTATGTGGCACAATTCTACTAATTATATTATGTTCAGGATATGACCATCTATTATATTCACCTCCTTTTGCAATATTTTGAAAAAATTCGTAAGTTTCGCTTGCCATATGAAAATAAATATCCTAACATTTGGATATATTTAATATTATACATATATTTGTACATAGATAGAGTTCTTTGACAATATGGGGGTGTTTTTGGATTTGACAGGCGTTGGCTGAAGAATAAGGGCACGTGGGGACTGAATTAATCTCCTTAAAAACTGATTCAGAAAAACAACTGGCAATGTGCTAAACAAAATGGAGACTCTTGGATTAGTAAGAGAATCCGAAGTTACTGTAGCTTAAGAAGTATACGGAAACGGAGGGTCGGTGGACATATAACCTAGTAACAGAAGTCCGTAAGGTGTGGTTTCTACCCGAAAAGAAACAAACCCCTAATAATCAGGGGGTAATTTGATTATATCTGTTTGTTGGTTCGGATTTGAAAAAACCAAATATTTTGGGATATTAGAAAATATCAACCTAAACGTGTAGTCCTTATCTGACAGGATGTTATGGACGAGGGTTTGATTCGGACCCATCTATTGGTGACAATAGATTAAAAATTGGATGAATTCAGGGAAACCTTAACACGTAATGGTGATGGCAATCCTGAGCCAAGCTTACAGAGTAAGAAGGTGCAGAGACTACTGGAGTATGGCGACATACTTAATAACCAGCAAGAGCGTCCGACATCTCAATGAGATGATGATATAGTCCAAACAGTAATGAAAATTATTGAGTATTTACGAGTCCCTCCACCTCCACCAACTACAGGGAGAAGAATTCATTTATGAACTTCTCCCTTTTTTCTTCCATTTCTTTGGTATATTTACCATTTCTTGGTGTCACTGATTTGTATGTTGATAACACCAATTTTATTTTTTCTTTTTTCCTATAGTGATTTGAATTAATTTTTTCCGCAACTTTAAGTGCCGAGTCATAGCGATAAACCAAATTATAACAAGTAGAGTGATTTTCTTTTTTACTTGTTCTTTTACTTATCACACCTTTAACATTAATGTCCTCTTGAATAAAGTTTTTTATTATCTTCAATAAATTTAAGTCAATATTGGTAAAACCAACATATGTTGTTCTTTTCTTTTCCTTTTGTGCGGACATTGTTATGTGTCCATCCGCATCAAAAAACCCACTTATATATTCCCAGTTCATAATTTATATTTTATATATAAATATGTGGGAGATGGGTAAAATCTCTATCACCTCCACCAATTAAGAAACCCCACCTTTTTAGGATGGGGTTTTGTTTTTTATAATAAACTATCAAGTTCTTTTCCTATGACTTTGTAGATTGGTTTGTTTCCGTGTGGTTCTATTTTACCAATTGGGGGTTCAATAATTGTAACTCCCAATTCTTCAAATCGTTTATAATATGTCCTTACTTTTGTTTCAGTAACATCTTTGATACCACCCCATCCCCAAGAACCCTGAACGGCATATAGTTTTGAGTTGGGGAATTTTTCTTTTGTAAGTGTTATAAGTCTTTCCACATTATCCTTACTTGAGTATCCACCATTTGTTCCGATACAATATACAACACTTACAACACAACTATCTACTTTATATCCCTCAAGTGCCTGAACTAACCAAGTAAGTGATTTTCCTCCTTGCCACAATGAAGACATTCCACTTGTTGTTGATATTCTATTAACTTTGGTTGATTGGTTATCAACAAATGGAGTTTGAGAATCACCAATGATAATATGTTTTACAGAATCACAAGGTGGTTGTGTCGGGATTGTATCCTCTTTAAATTCAATTGTGATTGTTGTTTCTTTAATCTGTTCTTTATTTAACACAAAAGATAAAAAACAAAATGTAACTATTAAAAAAACATTAGACCAAAATACGTATTTCATTATTATTAATTTTTATGAACAAAAAAAGGGACTTGTGTCCCTATACCTAATCTCCCTTGTTTGGGATTTACCTAAAAAAACGCTGAGATTACACGGTTTTATGAGAATCTTTTGAAGGATTATTGTTTCCCTTCGTATCCACTTTCTTTTGGAAAGTAATCCTCAGTGACGGTTATTTAGGTGAACCACTCCTTGAGATTTAGTCTACTCTCTCATTACTTAACTCTCTTCGAGGATGCCTCCCCAACTAGTCCTTGCGGGATTAGAGGTTTTTGGTGAGAATACACTCAGTCTTGGGAACCTTGTGTGCAATGAACAGCTCATTACTATGTAGTCACCTTTCGACTAAACCTGACGGACACTTTTCCTTATAGCTTTCATAGTTAATTTGATTCAACTTTTTAAATCATAAGTGTTGTGTCGTGGATTGTCGAAGTAGTGGTCCGTCTTTCAGCTCCGTTATCTTTTGAACAACGAAATACCAAACTACTCCGTGAAATGTCCCCATCTCCATACTTCAAGATTACTTCAAGATTAACTCCTTGGTAGAAGTTCATCAAGGATAATGTCAGCACCACCTGTTTGTTATCATACCTTTCGGTTTTAAGTACCCTTTAATATTGGGAAACGCAATAATAGAATTGGATAACCCTATGTTTTGCAATATCCCTACGAGTTATTCCTATTGGTGTTCCCACCTCAATCGGACGACCCACATCGCCCAATCATCTAACCACTTTTCCTACAGCGTTGCCCTCGGTACTAAAGGTTAAACGGTATCCCGCTTGTGTACTCAAGTTCGGTTACCCAAACCGCAAGTCTGTTACACATTTGACTCACTTTATCCCACTTTCGTGGTTTATTTAAGGACTATACACCGCCCAATATCTTTATCAGTTTCATTACTTACTCCTGAACGGATAATCTAAGTTTTCAAAGAACGATTTCGGACGTTTCCGAATTTGTTTTACAAAGTTACAACATTTATTTCTATTTGTCAAGTACTTTGTAAATTTTTTTTCAGATTTGATAACGAGTATCTTTCATCACCTTTTGTTTCAAACCTTTCACAAATATAAGTCTTTTATTTTAATCAGACAAATACTTTGTTCTTTTTTTTTACATTTTTTCTATGTACACAGTTTCTGTACCATATTTGTTTGCCATAATATTAGCGAACTCAAGATTGGATGTCCATAACATCATTCCGTTTTGGTTTTTGTAACCGTAAATTTTAATCTCAATTACTTCTGTTTGGTTTTCTACGTTTGACATATTTTTTATTTAAATTTGTTAATGAAAATATATAAAAATTTTTTTAAAGAAACAATACCCTTTTTTGAAAAATTATGTCCACCCTTGATTTCTTGCAAATTCTTGTCTTTTTGCTTTAGCTCCAAATCTATCTGAAGGTCTTTCAACATTATCAACAATCCAATCAATCCAAGTTTCAACGTCCTTTTCATTATTTGATTGTTCTTGTTTAATTCTTTTAGCCATAAACTCCACTTGTTTATTATAATCCATTAAAACTTTTATTTTTTTACTGTCGTCTGTATCGTCTACATCAACACCATAGTTCTTTAAAAATGAAACACCCATTCCTCCACAAACATTGTATTGCCATAAACCAAAAGAACAATATTTTTTTCCATCTATAAAGATAGATCGTGGCGAGTTTTGAGCATAACTACCTGAATCACCCTTAGCCTTTACATTAAACCCACTTTCCCCATAAGCATTAGCGGCAACACCTTTAGCCGCCTTATCTGATAAACCGTATGATTTTAAATCGGATAATAGTTTATTTACGCTAACTTTATCAATCCCTGTTGAAAATGATCCGTCTTTTTTAACTTTAACAATTTGTATACCTTTATTTGTAACAGAATCAGGACAAATTTCATTTAATGTTTTTACAATACTTTGTACAAACAAGTCATCACCATAATTCATTTCACTATTGATATAATCAAAGACATCTTTGTATTTTTTTCCATCAACATCTTTTCTTTCAAACATTTTATTAAGTTGTTCTAGTTCGCTACAACTTTTAAGTTTTTTAAGTGCCGAATGTATACCGGCCTCATCAGTACCAAGTCCCTCAGAAGAAAGTATTATTTTATTCATTACATTTGAAACTGAATCAACATTTATCTCTGTATCGGTTATTCCCATTCTTGTTGCAATACCTCTTAAGTCCGATTCAGGTCTTTTAATATCTAATGATGCGATAGCCGCTGATGATAATGCCACAACACCCCCTAAAATTGATGGAGCTACCTCAGAGTCTTGCTTACTCAGTTCTATAGATGGGATAATGTCAATTTCAACGTTTTTAATTTTACCATCAACATCTACCAAATCTTTTACATCACCCGTTTGTACACCAATATGAACATGGTCAGGAATACCCATTTCACCTTTTATTATGAATGCCAATAATTGACCTTTCTCAATATAATCCCCCTCCTCAACAACAATATCAGTTACGTGAGTATAAAAAATTGTTGGGTCACCTGCAGTTCCTCTAACAGTTAAACTATCTCCATAAATACGTTTACCACCTTTACCTGTTAATCCAGGAGGTCTATCGTTTACTTTTTGAACAACACCTTTAGTTAAAGAATAAATTGGTGAACCATTGTTTGCCATTATATCATAAGCGTTATTACTTTCCCAATCTTTACCCGAACGGTCTGGATGTCTTGATGCATGGGAATTAGGTCCTCCACCCCAAGTAGGTTCTATACTTCCAAAAATTTTGTCTGATTTTTTTGGGACTAAATCACTCAAAGACTCGTTTATATTCATCAAAGATTTTATACGATGTATTTCAGATAGATATTGTTTCATAAAATTAGTTTTTTTATAAATATTAACTAATTTAGAAACCATTGTGGAGTCTCTCTATTTTTCCATGTTGTAATTTTTGATTTTTCTTTAATATAATAGTTTCTGTAAGATTGAATAACGTCAATTACCTTATATTCATCGGGCATTGCTTTTGGTGGTTCTGTAAACCCTTTATCTATGATATTAAGTTTATTTGTTAAACACCATTCAATAATGTCTTGAGATTTGTGTCTTTTACCGTAACGGTAGGTGTATTCCTTACACAACTCTAACCCCAAATCACATAAATATAAGTAATTAGATAATGACTCTCGAACCCATATTGAACATGGGTGATTTTTATGTGATAACTTATAAGGGGCTTCTGAACCTAACACCCAATGAGATCCACATAAAAGTTGAGCTGTCTCTAACACCATTTTAACAACGTGTTTGTCACAATGGTATTGAGCACATTTTGTTGTGTCATAATCAAGGAAAAATATATTCATACCGTAAAGGTACAAATAAAATCGAAATAAAAAAATTATTGGTTTAAATGATTCATTAAAACACCCCCAAGAGACGTGGCATGAACTTGTAGATGTGTAATTGAGTCCTCATCAAGTTTTGTTTTTCTTTTTGTGTAATCTAAACCTAATGTCCCAATGAATTTCTCGTCAATTGTTTTAATAGCAAATAAATAACCAGACTTACAACCAGTGTCTTCAGCAATGTACTTCAAACCAAATGTTGCAATTTTATCATCTTTGTAATCATGTATTTGAATAACATCATTGTTAAGTAATTCATTTATAGATTTTGAAAACAGATTAACCGGTATGTTGTGAAAATTTGTTTGAACTGAGTTTACACCAGCATTAACGGTTTCATATATAATTGAGAATTTTGCCATCGATTTTCCTGTTGGATAAAAGTTACCTCCATTGTGAAATTGAGTTACCCATACTCTATCAGCATTAAACTCCTCCCTTATATGTTCTATTTTTGAATTTACAAGTTCGCTAACACGAAGAGTGTCACGAACCATGTCGGGTTTTTCCTTTTTATCCAATCGGTGTTTTATATACATAACCAAAATAGGTCCTATTACACCAGTTATAAAGGCAACAATTATCATTGGAATTTCACTCATAAACAGGGTTAATCAACTTTTTTTACGGTTTCTCTTGAGATATCTGGAGGACTAATTCTTCCTCTTTCTAAGACTTTGAATATTCCGTCTCTTGTTCCCCATTTTTCTAAACTGTCACATTGAGCAATCTCTTTAGCCCCTACGTTATTTTGTAAACCATTTACAATACAACGATATAAACCATTAGTTAATGTTTTAACAGTTGCTTCAACACCGTCACTTTCTGATTGGTAATTTCTAACACCACCAGAACATTTACCATCTTTTTTCTTCAAACAGTTCCATAAGGTAGATCCCTCTTTTGATTGTGTCGTATTAAATGGGTTAAATGCTGCTTTTGCACCTTCAGCTTGTCTCCACGCATAAAAGAACGCTAAATTTTCTTTTGTAACTGGTGCGTCTAATTCATCTAATATTTTTTTATAAAATTTAATATCTTTATCTTCAGGTTCTTCTATTTTATATTTTTGATAATCTTTTGTAACTTTACCTGAAGTTTCTTTTTCAGAATAATCAACGCCAGTTATTTCTTTGAACTTTTTCTTTATTGCGTCAAAGGCATCTGTTGCTTTAAATTGTTTCATAATGTCCTCAAACCAATTTTCGTTGATGTT